CCCTACACGACGCTCTTCAGATCTAGTCCTACCCTGGGAACACCAAGCCCAATTTCGCCTGTATGGCTCCAAGGAAGCATCCAATCTGCAAGCATAAGCAACCGTGATGACAGCGTAGCGCAGTTACAGAAGATCTCACAGCCTGATCCAGCACAAGCTCAGATGGCTCAGCAAGCAGCTCAGATGGAGATGCAGCTCAAAGGCTCACAAATTGAGTACTACAGCTCTTCTGCAGAGAAGAATCGTGCTGATGCTCAGAAGAAGACCGTTGAAGCTCAGATCATGCCTCAAGAAGCTGAAGCTAAGATGATTGGTAACATCTCTCGTGGCTCTTCAGACACTACTGACTTCGATAAACGAGTCAAAGTTGCTGAATTGGCACTCAAAGAAGAGTCAATCACATCAAAAGAACGCATCACAGCAATGCAGATGCACGGCAAACAACAGAAACAGTAAAAAAAGCAAGAAAACCTCTTGACAAAGTGACGAAAACGTGTTATAATGTATCTATAGCGGTACTTATAACACAATTTCTTCCTTACGTCAAGGGCAAAGAATGCAAAAAGAATTACAGGATTATTACGAGAATCGGTTCTCGATGATGGCTACTCAAGGGTGGAAAGACCTTATTGAGGACCTAGAAATCATGATTAAAGCTACAGATACGTTAGCTGGAATCGATTCAGAGCAGCAGTTGTATTTCAAAAAAGGTGAAATGTCAATCCTTAACTGGATCAAGAACCTTAGAGATGCAAGTGCTGAAGTTTATGACCAACTCCAAGCGGAAGAACTCGATGCCGAGACGCTTGTTTGAGTTTAAGTGTGAAAAGAACCACATAACGGAGCAGTTCGTCGACGAGACGATTAAAACTTCTCCGTGTCGTGAGTGTGGCGTGATGGCAACACGCATCATTTCCCCTACTGGGATCTATTTAGAACCGTTTAGTGGGCTGCATCCATCAGCGTATGACCGATGGACAAGGGTGAGATCTGAGAAGATGGCACAGGAAAAGAAACAAAACGCCGACAACGGTTCATAAGTAGTGACGTTACTACCGAACCATTTTTAAAACATCCTACAATCTTTACGACAGGAGACATGATGGCTGAAATCATTGAAGTGCAAGACAACGACAGTAATGTTGATAACCTACCACAGAATACAACGAACGAACCTACTCAAGTAGAAAACTCGAATCCGATTGTAGCAGACGAAGCAGCGATCCCAGAGAAGTATAAGGGTAAATCCTTAGATGAGATCGTTAAGATGCATCAAGAGGCTGAAAAGCTGATTGGTCGTCAAGCTCAGGAAGTGGGAGAAGTTAGAAAGTTAGCCGACGAGTTGATCAAGCAACAACTCAATACCAACAAGCAAGACACGCAGCCACGTGCCGAAGATAACGAGATAGATTACTTTGCTGACCCCGATAAGGCAGTAAATCATGCAGTAGAAAACAATCCGGTAGTTAAGCAACTTAGAGAGCAAGCAGAAATGCAAACTCGTCAACAGGCTGCAGCGCAGCTTCAAGCTAAGTTTCCTAATTTCCAAGAGATTGTTGCCTCTGATGATTTCGCTAATTGGATCAAAACTTCTAAAGTAAGGCTTGATTTGTTTGCTAAGGCTAACAACTATGACTTTGATTCAGCAGAAGAACTGCTTGACACTTATACACAGCTTCGTGGTGTAAAAGCTCAACAAGCAGATGAGACGTTGAAGAAAGGCGAAGAAGTTAAGCGTTCACAAACATTGAAAGCTGCTACTGTTCAAAAGGGCGGTACAGGGGAAGTAAGCAAACCTATTTATAGACGTGTCGATTTAATTCGTTTAAGAATGCAAGACCCAGAGAGATACAACGCCATGCAAGATGACATTATGGCAGCGTATAACGAGGGTCGAGTAAAATAATTTATTCATTTAGGAGATTTTAAAAATGGCTTTAGGTACTGCACATCAAACAGTAACAACTGCGGATAAGTTTATCCCAGAGATTTGGTCCGACGAAGTTGTTGCGACCTACAAAAAGAACTTGGTTCTTGCAAACCTCATCAAGAAAATGTCTTTCAAAGGCAAAAAAGGTGACTCACTGCATATTCCAAAACCCGGACGTGGCTCTGCTAACGCAAAAGCTGCTTCTACTCAAGTAACTTTGAACACAGATACAGCAACTGAAATCGTTGTTTCTATCGACCAGCATTGGGAATATTCAATCTTGATCGAAGACATCGTTGAAGCTCAAGCTTTGGCTTCTATGCGTCAGTTCTACACTGATGACGCTGGTTATGCATTGGCTCGTAAGGTTGACAGCAAGTTGATCGAACTAGGTCGTGGCGTTAACGGTGGTGACGGTACTGCTGCTTACACTGCAGCTTACCTTGGTTCAAATGGTACAACTGCATATGTTGCAGCTTCTAACAACGAAGCAGCTTTGACAGACGCAGCTATCCGTCGTTCTATCCAGCGTTTGGATGACAGCGATGTTCCAATGGATGGTCGTTTCTTGATCGTTCCACCATCAACACGTAACACATTGATGGGTATTGCACGTTTCACTGAGCAAGCTTTCGTTGGCGAGCAAGGTGGTAACAACACAATCCGTACAGGCGAAATCGGTAACGTATACGGTATTCCAGTATTCGTTTCTACAAACGCTGACACAACTTCTGGTTCTGGCGCTGCACGTATTGCCCTTTTGGGTCATCGTGACTTCGCTGTATTAGCTGAGCAAATGGCTGTTCGTACACAAACTCAATACAAACAAGAGTGGCTTGGTAACTTGTTTACCGCTGACACATTGTTCGGTGTTAAAGAGTTAAGAGATGGCAGTGCAGTGGCTCTTGCTGTGCCGGCTTGATTGTAGTATAATAGTTGTTCGCACGACTCGAAAGAGTTGAGAACACTTTGGTGGGTAGTGTGTGCAAAACCCACCATTTCTTCTCTCAAGGAAAACCATGAAACAATGTACTAAATGCAAAGAATTTAAACTACCGTTAGCTTTTGCTAAAGATAAGTATAAGAAAGACGGACTGCGTTCTGACTGTAAAGCTTGTTATAGTTTATATGATAAGCAAAGATATAACAATAATCCCGATAAAGAACGAAAACGTGTTCAGGACTATCGTAAAAATAACGTAGACAAAGTAAAAGCTTCAAACCGTAATACAAAACTAAAAAGATTATACGGAATTACTCAAGAGCAGTTCCTTGAGATGAGTATTAAACAAGAACATAAATGTGCTTGTTGTGGAAGAGAGACAAAGTTAGTAGTAGACCATTGTCACACTACAGGCGCTATTAGAGAATTACTGTGTCATAACTGTAACACAGCACTTGGTTTACTGAATGAAGATAATACTATTATTCAGAGTTTAAGTAACTACATAAGGAAATACAATGGCAACATTTCGCTGCGCCCAAACCGGCAATTTAGTAGACTTTGATCTTGAGTGGGATATCATTCAGATGAGAGCACATCCAGACTATACTGAAGTTGTACAAGAAGTAAAACAAGAAGAAGAAAAACCAGTAAAGAAATCTGCAGTTAAAACTAAGGCTGAATAATGGGAATCTATCGTGGTCCCGGCGGTACAGGTGACGCAGTCAATGACGCTACGTCGCAGGCTTCGATCACCGTTATCGCTCGTGATGAAGCTGTTGCTGCTAAGAATGCTGCTCAGTTAGCACAAGCTGCTGCTGAGTTAGCCGAAGACGGCGCTCAAGCTGCCGAAGCAGGCGCTATTGCTGCTAAGAATACTGCTCAAGGTGTTGCTACTGATTTAGCTGACGACATCGCTGCTGCTTTAGCTGCTCAGTTTGCAGCAGAGGCTGCGGCAACTGCATCGGCTTCTTCTGCAACAAACGCTTCTACTTCTGCAACTAACGCCGCTGCTTACGAACTATCAGCTCAAAACTGGGCTACCAAAACTTCCGGTCCAGTTGCCGGTGGTGAATACTCTTCCAAATATCACGCACAACAAGCAGCTACGTCTGCTTCAGGAGCAAGCACAAGTGCCACTAACGCCGCATCTTCAGCAAGCTCAGCAAGCACTTCAGCAACAAACGCTGCAAGCAGTGCATCAAGTGCTTCCACATCTGCTACAAATGCAGCAAACTCAGCTACCTCTGCTTCCGGATCAGCTTCTTCAGCAAGTACTTCAGCCTCTAGCGCCAGTACTTCTGCAACTAATGCAGCAGCCAGCGCTACAAGTGCAGCAGGATCAGCAACAACAGCTACAACTCAAGCTGGTTTAGCATCTACTTCAGCAACTAACGCAGCAAGCTCTGCGTCAAGTGCTTCAACAAGTGCTTCTGCAGCATCTACTTCAGCCACTAACGCTGCCGCTAGTGCAACATCAGCTTCAAGCTCTGCTTCTAGTGCATCTACGTCAGCAACGAACGCTGCTACTTCTGCAACTAATGCAGCCAATTCTGCAACAGCCGCAGCAGCCAGCGCAGCTTCTATTAGCGGTCTTGTACCGACTCAAACAGGTAATTCAGGTAAATATCTAACTACAAACGGAACAAGTACATCTTGGGACGCTATTGATATTTCTACTGCTGATGTTAGCGGTACTTTACCGATCTCTAAAGGTGGTACAAACGGTACAGCTACTCCAACAGCCGGTGGTGTTATTGTCGGCACAGGAACTGCTTATAGTTCTACAGCAGCCGGTACAGCAGGACAGATTCTTACTTCTAATGGTACATCTGCTCCAACATGGCAGGCTGCCCCAGTAAGTCTACCTTCACAGACTGGTAACAATGGTAAGTATTTAACTACTGACGGTACGACTGCATCATGGGCGACCGTTGCTGCTGGTGCTACATTGTCTAATGACACAAGCACTGCAAGTAACTTATATCCAATATTTGCTGCAGCTACCTCTGGTGTACCGACAACGATTTACACTAGCAATGCTAAATATCTTTACAATCCATCAACAGGAACTTTACAATCCCCTGCTCTGTTGGCAAGTAACGGATTATTATTAACAACAAGTACTAACACCACAAGCTACACAATTCCTAGCGGTCAGAATGCTGTAACCGTAGGTCCTTTCTCAGTAGCTTCTGGCACATCAATTACAATACCGTCTGGCGGTAGAATGGTGGTTCTATGAGTTCAGTAGTTCTTAATGGCGATACTAGCGGAGCAGTAACATTATCAGTTCCTGCTGTAGCTGGTACTAATACAGTTACTATTGCAGCGCAAACTGGTACTTTGAACGCTGCTGGACCAGCATTTAGTGCTTACAATACTGCTGGACAATCAACAACTGCCAATGTGGCTGCTAAATTACAATTTAATTTAGAAACCTTTGACACAAACAATTGTTTTGATAGCACAACAAATTACAGGTTTACTCCTACTGTAGCTGGTTATTACCAATTAAATTGCCTTGTTTTTCAAGGTTCTATAAATATGCAAATGATATTGCAACTTTATAAGAATGGTTCTCTTTATCAAGAAATGGCAAGACAATATACTGTTTCTCCTAACGGTTCTTCTAATGGAAGTTGTTTAGTTTATGCAAATGGTTCTACAGATTATTTTGAAGTATATGTAGTAACATCATCCAACGCTTCTTTGGGCGCTGGTGCTGCACCTTATTTTTGGTTTAGTGGTTGTTTAGTGAGGGGCGCATAATGGCATACGGTACAGTAAACGCAGATGTAATTGGCACTAGCGTTGCTAATAGCAACCTAGGTGCTGGTAATGCTACACGCTTTAAGAACCGTATTATTAACGGTGATATGCGTATTGACCAGCGTAATGCTGGGGCTAGTGTTACTCCTACAAATGGACAATTTACATTAGATAGATGGAAGTTTTTTCTTTCTCAAGCATCTAAATTTACTACTCAACAAAATGCTGGTTCTGTTACACCGCCAGCGGGGTTTATTAATTATCTTGGTGTTACTTCATCTTCTGCTTATTCAGTTAACTCAACTGACTACTTTCAATTGGTGCAAACTATTGAAGGTTTAAATGTTGCAGATTTAGGATGGGGAACCATTAACGCTAAAACAGTTACTTTGTCAGCTTGGGTTTATAGTTCATTGACTGGAACATTTGGTGGCGCTATTGCAAATGACGCCTTTAACTATAGCTATCCGTTTACATACACAATTTCTTCTGCAAACACTTGGACACAAGTTAGCGTAACTATTACTGGGCCTACTGCTGGTACATGGCTTACCACCAACGGAAATGGTATGTATGTTTTCTTTGGTCTTGGAGCTGGTTCTTCTGTAAGCGGAACTGCTGGCTCGTGGTCAGCAAATGGTTATCGTAGTGCAACAGGCGCAACTTCTGTAGTAGGCACAAACGGTGCTACATTCTACATAACAGGCGTACAACTAGAAGTAGGTAGTTCTGCTACTGGATTTGAGTATGTTGATTACACGACTCAATTAGCTATGTGTCAGAGATATTGTCAGGTAATTGGTGGTGGTGCAAGCGGTCAATGGTGGGGTTCGACATCTCCTGAAATGGCTATTACCTTTCCAGTAACAATGCGTTCAGCCCCCACATACTCGATGTTTACTACATCGGTATCTGTAAGTGAGGTTGCTACAGCCACACGAACAACATCCTCTGCTACAGCGCAGGGTGGAACATTAACGACTAATGGCGGCAACTTCAGGCTTGATGGGTTCTCTGGGGCAACTCAATTTCGAGGCGCATTATGTCTAACAAATTGCTTGTTATTTGTTTCGGAGTTATAAATGGAATACAATTATCAAGAAGTTATAGGATTTGATTGCATCAAAAGATTACCTGATAATGCTTTTATTCCCAATGACCCAGAAAACACAGATTGGCAAGCCTATCAAGAATGGTTAGCCGAAGGCAATACCCCATTACCACCAGAAGGAAACTAATTCATGGCACACTACGCAAAATGTCTAAACATAGACAACACAACTAAATTCTACGTTGAACAAGTTATTGTTGCTGACGCAGACTTTATTGAAACTCAACCCGGTAAATGGGTTCAAACTTCTTACAACACCAAAGGTAATGTACACTACGGTCCTGATGGCGAACCTGATGGTGGTGTAGCGTTCCGTGGTAACTATGCAGGTATTGGTTACATCTATGACATCGTTAAAGATGTGTTTTATGAGCCACAGCCGTTTCCATCATGGATTTTAAACGAGTCTACATGGACTTGGGAAGCACCTACACCGATGCCGACAGACGGTAAAATATATCGTTGGAATGAGCCTACAGTATCTTGGGTTGAAGTAACTACAGGAGTTTAATATGAGTCTAATTTTAGATGGCTCTAATGGAGTAACCTTTCCTAATAGCACTACACAAACCAGTGCTGGTAGTGTATTGCAGGTTGCAAGTACAACAGTAAATACAAATGCAAGCACCACAAGTAGTTCATTTGTTACTACTGGTATTTCTATAAGTATTACTCCAAAGTTTTCAACTAGCAAAATATTATTAAGATTTTCTGGCGGTCAAATGGATGTGGGAACTGGCAGACAACAAATGTCTTTGACTTTTTATCGTGGTTCAACAAATTTATCTAGCGGAAACTATGGTTTAGCTTGTTTTTTAATTACAGGCTTTTCTGGTTCTGGTGAATTGCAAGTGCCAGCAGCAATGGAATATTTAGACAGCCCAGCAACCACATCCTCTACAACTTATACAGTTTATTTTATAAGCAATTCTGGAGGTACTGTTTATTTATCCACTAATGCCAACGCAATGACATTAACGGCAATGGAGGTGGCAGGATGAACAGCAAATATTTTACAGAAGCTATTTATAAACTTTATCCTCAAGTTATTAGCATTATTGGCGACATTGCCTATGATGCAGATGGCAACGAAGTCCAATATGACACAGAAGCAGTTAATCTTGAAGCTGGCAAGTTAGCTTGTAAAGCAACAGCACAACAATTATTACAAGCTACAGATTGGACACAAGTGGCTGATTGTCCTTTAGTGAACAAAGCAGAATTTACAACCTACAGAGCAACTGTTAGAGCATTAGCAATCAACCCTGTAGCAAACCCAGTCTTTCCGGAACTACCAAGTGAGCAGTGGAGTTAATCATGGTAGATCACGTTGAACGCTTGGCTGTGATTGAGTCAAAAGTGGAAACTCTTGAGGACAACCACAAAGAACTTTTAAAATTAATGCATGAAATCAAAGACGAGATGACTCGTTATAAAGGTTTCTTAGGCGGTATTGCTTTCCTGACATCTGGTGTGGTAGTATTTCTGACATTGTTCAAAGACTGGATTGTTAAACACCTATAAGGATTATTATGTTTGGTAAATTAATTGCATTACTTCTTTTAAGCCGTGATACAGCACATCGTCAGCATTGGAACACAACCAGTTATGCTGCTCATAAGACTCTTAATGAGTTCTATGATTCTATTTTAGATCTAACTGATTCATTAATGGAAAAGTATCAAGGTCGT